TCGAGGAAGGACACGAGGAACACGGGGTTCACCGACGGGTCGGCGAACAGGTAGCGGCGCGTGCCGCTGAGGCGCGGCGTGTCGACCACCTGGCGGAACAGGCCGCGCACGGTGTTCGGCTTCTGGAACTTGCTGTCCGCCGGATCGAACTGCGCGTCGTTGATCGTCAGCGCGTCGCCGCGCTTGCCGACCGGCACCAGGAGGACGGCCGGCTGCAGGTCGAGGTACTCCTGGCTGTTCGGGTCCATCTGGCTGCGCATGACGGCGCGGTCCGCCTCGATGCTGGCCACGGTGATGGCCGCGGCGGTGGTGTTGATGTTCGCGCGGCCCGAGTGGAAGAGCGGGTTCGTGTCGCTCTGCGTCGGCCCGAGGCCCGAGTTGGCCGTGAGCTGGGCGTAGACCGCCTTCTCGATGGTCAGCTTGCCGGCGCGGCCGAGCATGTCCATGAACCGCATGACCGCGGCGATGTCGTCGTTGACCACGATCTCGCGCGTGATGCCGACGATGTTCCCCTTCGTGGTCGCCTGATAGGTGGTCTTCTCGGCGTCCGGCACGGTCTTGTTCTTGAACTCGCCCGCTTCGTTGAGCGAGTCGTAGGAGCCGAGCGCGCCCAGGCGGTACCAGTTGTGGGCGCGGAAGTCGCTCACGGATCCGATGCCGCAGAACGCGGACCAGGTGTCGTTCTGCGTGGCGTAGGCCGCGCGGAGCACCTTGTGCATCGCGTTCTCGAGCAGGGTGGCGAAGTCGCTGGTCGTCTGATAGCCAGACGAACGCGTGAACGCCATGCCCGCGATCGCCATCTTGTCGAGGCCGCGGACGTTGACACCGTTGCGAACCAGCGATTCCCGGGCCAGGTCGAGCAGCGACAGACCGCGGAACTCGCCGGGCTGCAGCTTGTCGACCGTCACGCCATCGTGTTTGGCGATGAGCGAGGCCATGCCGGAGCGGACGAACAGCCAGTTGGCCGCGCCGCGCACGAACTTGTCCCGCGCGTCCTCGCCCATCTCCACCGTCTGGTGGCGGGTAGCATCCTGCTGGGACCGCTCGGCGAGCTTGTCGAAGATGGCTGAGCGGGCGGCATCGAGCGAGAGGCCACGGCTCACCAGGTCCGCGGCCACCGGGGCGTCGAGACCCGCGAGCCGGACGGCATCCTGAATGCCGGTGATGCGCGCGCGTTCCTGAGCGACGGCCTGCTCACGGACCTGCTCGGCGTTCGCGCCAGCCTGGGGCTGTGCCGCGGCCCGCACGACCTCTTCGGTCGCCGGAGTCGGGGTCTGCTGTTCGTTCTCCATGCTGGTCTTCTCCTGTGCGTCGCGCGTGAGAATCACGCACGGATTGGTGTCGGACTTGTCGCCACTCCGAACCCTGGCACCGGCATCAGCCGGCATCGGGACCATCGAAACTTCAAACGGCTCCCAGTCCACCGCTGTGCGGGTGGGGGTGCCGCCGTCTTTGGGCTGGGTTTCTTCGAACTTGTAGACCCGGTAGCCGACGCTGACGTTGCGGATGATGCCGTCGCGCACGTCCTGCCAGATAGGCGTGACTGCGTCGCGCTTCGAGAAGCGGACGGTCGCAATGCCCTTGCCCTTGTCCAGGCTGGCCGTGCCACGCTCGACGGTGCCGAGCACATCACCAACGGACCACGCCGAGTGAGAGTCAAGCAACGGCGCGCCAGCGTTGAGGCGATCGAGCCGGACATGCGCCGGGTCCATCGACAGCACCTCGCGGTAGCGCTTCCCTGTCCAGAAGTCCACACGGTCGACTGGCGCACCGGTGCTGAAAATCAGTTCGACGGTCCGAGCGTCATCGTTGACGGCGCCGACGTCGGCGCGCACGCTGAGCGACGGCAAGTCCACGGTCTGGGGATTCACAGAGCCATGGTGAACAGACGACTACCCGGTGTGAAGTGGGTACCCCGTGGCCTTGTGACAGTTGGTGAACGCTGGTGACGCGAGCCTATTCGTTCGGACGGCCGTACCTCATCGCGTCAGACAACTTGACGCGGAAGGCGCCACCAGGCAGTCTGAACGCGCGAAGCGCGCGCTTGTTGATGTCGCGGTACACCGTGTTTGGGTGCACGCTCCAGTAGTGAGCCAGCCATGCCACCGAGACATGGCGAGTCCCGTCCGCGTCGCTCGCGACGGCCGGAAGGCACGCGCTGGAGCTCTGACTCAGCTTGTCATCCATTCCGATGCTCCTCAACGTGGCACACTCGACACAGCCAGGTCACCTGCTCGGGCTGTGAGTAGTCGGAATGGTGCCCGTGAATGTGTGTCGGGTCGCCTGGCTCAGTGCCGCACCGCTGGCACCGCGTGGGCTTCACAAGACGCCGGCGGATCGCACGCCAGCGCCGACGAAACTCCCATCGGCTGTAGCTTTCACGCCAGGTCAACGGCCGTCGGGCAAAGGCGAGCGAGCCGGCCGCACTCACGCCGCACCTCCGGTAGTAGCCGAGCCTCCGGTCGACTGATACTGCCCAGCCTGGGTCATTCGGCGCGGGTCGGAATCGAGCACGATGCCGGCCTTATCCAGCTTGTCGTTGTCGGACTTAATCTCGGCAATCAGTTCGTCCGGGTCGTAGCCACGCTCGCGGACCGACTCTGACCACGACTGGATACCGGTGCGGATGTTGCGCTGGTAGGCCAGACCTTCCTTGTCGGGCTCGATCATCGGCATCGGTGGCGGAGTCCAGCGGGCCGCGGGCGCCTGGTCGATCTCGCCCATCAACTGCAACGCCTCCAGCGCCCAGGCCCAGACGGGGTCGCAGAACTGCGGCACCAGCATCTGCCAGCGCCAGTCCTCCACGCGCGCCCAGTGCTTGAGCCGAGCCAGGCGCGCCGAGCTGAAGTTCACCTCGGAGAAGTCGCCGGTCAGGTCTTCGTAGGTGACGTGCATGCCAGTGGCGATCGCCCGAAGGTTCGACGTGACGAAGCGCCCGTACTCGCTCACGGATGGCGGCTGCACGACGTCGACCGACCGGCCCGGCGGGATGTTCAGGATGGCGCCAGGCTCAAGGGTGTCGACGCCCGGGTTGTTGGTGTCATCGCCGGTGCCGAGCGCGGCTGCCGACCCGTCGACGTCGCTGGTAACCACGGCCAGGCAGGCCGCGATCTTCTGCTTCATCAGGGTCGCGTCTTCGTACTCGTCCAGCTCTTTCAGGCGCAGGATGACCGGCGCCAGCCACGAGGCGCCGCGCACCTGGCCGGGTCGCTTGCGCTTGAACACGTGCAGCACCTCCGATGCCGGGATGCGCTTGGACCCGGGGAAGATGCTGCCGCCGAACTGCATGGACGATCCCGGGTGCGAGGGGTAGAGCCAATAGGCATCACGCGTGCCCAGCGGGCCGAACTCGACGCCCTGGATGATCTGCCCACCGTTCGGCAGCTGCGGGATGTTCTTGGCCGTGTCGAGCAGATCGGGCTCAATGACCTGCAGCTGCAGCGGGATGGGCAGGCCATCCTCGAGGCGGCGCATCCGACGCCGCACGAGCACCTCCCCGCTCTCGGCGACGGTCCGGAGCACCAGCTTCTGCAGACCGGCAAGGTTCTCGCGGCCATCTGCGTCACACGCGGTCGTGTCGGCCCAGCGCTTCCACCGCTGCGCGGCCCGCTCGTTGGCGGGGTACGGCTTGGCCATGATGCCGGTGCCGATGGTGTGGTCCACGATCGTGGCGACACCGGCCTCAGCGAACGGGTTGTTGCGGACCAGGTCGCGCGCCACTTCACGCAGGCTGGCCAGCGACCGGCCGCCGTTCACCGTGTTGGCATCACCGGAGTTGCGGTTCCAGTTCTGGGTACGGCGTCCCGTCGACGCCGCTTCGTAGTGCCGCTGCACAAGCTCGGTCGCAATGCGGGCGCGCACGCGGGCCAGCTGCGTCCGCGGGAAGAGCGCGCCGACGGCGCGATCGAGCCAATTCTGGGCGAGGGCCATCGGTCAGACTCCTTTGCTTGTCGAGGCGTAGCGGGTACGCGTCGTACCAGCTGCGGTCGCAATGCTGTGCTCCATCGTGGCGATCAGCCGGAGCATCTCGTCGATCGAGTTGAATGTCACCGTGCGATCGGCGAATGTCATCGACTTCACGGCGCCGCCAGCGGCGACTGCCGCGCGGAGCGTATCGATGTCGGACTGTGTCCATGCCATGCGCTTTAACTCCTTTTGATCCAAGGCCCTGATGGGCGGCGAAGCCACTGGGCACGCGGTTCACTTCGCGGCCTTGTTGGTGCCTGAGGCTGTGGCGCTGGATCACCCCCTGGAACAGGCTGGCTCCACTCCTTTACCGCGTGCGTGATGAGCCGATCGATACCGATCTGCTTTTCGCGCACGGCCCAGTCCGAATCGGTGAATCGGTCGAGGCCCGAGAGCGACGCAGCCGCCCTGGCGTACACCCGCGCGTCGAGCGCGTGGTTCTGCCGGCCAGGGATCTGCTCCCACTCCAGACGCACGTAGCCTTTCCGGGTGCGGTGCGCCACGAGCTGCTCGGACGTGAGCTGCTTGAAGTACTCCTCGCCGTATTG